TATTACCATTATCATCTATTATACTTTCTACCGAAATAACATTAGTTTCAACTAAATCAATTTTTTGGAAAGGTTCTGATACGGTAAATGTTTTTTCTAAAGTGCTTTCATTTGCTGAAATTGCTTGGATTTTCTTTTTAACTAGAAAATAATCTGGTATATTTGTAATCTGTGTTGTACTATAAACACTTACTTCTCTATCAGTTACATCATTGAAATCTAATATTTCGTTAGTTCTAAAAGTAATTTGGTTATTTGAAGTACTACGAACTTCTAATCCAGCTTCGATTCTCAGTAAATACTTTGTATCTAATTCCCCAGTAGAAGTTGCTTTACATAATTGATAAACAGATAATGTCGTAATAGCGGGTGATGTTGATTTGGGTTTATATCCCAATAAATTTGCTAAAGCAAATATATTCTTTTCTTCGCTCGCATATTGAATTAGACTTTCCTTTAATGTAGAATCGGTATAATATCCTAATACATCTCCTATATAAGAAGCCATTTCAATGAACATCATTCCAGGTGATGCTTCATTAAAATCGTTGTATGATGACGGAAAATAGGTTTTTGCATATTCTATAAGGTTTTCCCTAAAAGATTGGAAATCTTTACCTAAATAGTTTATATCTCTACTATTTCTTCCTATTTTTTTATTTGTTACTTTGAATGCCATTATTCTACTACATTAAATGTTACCGTCTCTAAATTTTGTTGTCCCGAAACCCTAAATGATATTGAAACATTAAAATTATATCTATCTCTATCAGAATTTGATTGGTCAAGTATAATTTCTTCAATTGAAATAAATGGCATCCATCTAGCAATTGATTCTTCGATTGAGTTTTGTACCTTTATTTCTAAATCATCAGTATTTTGTTCAAATAATGCTTCATATAAAGCTGTACCAAAATTAGGATGCATCAATCTTTCTCTTCTTTTAGTAAGAAGTAAGTTTTTAATATTTGATTTTATCTGGTCAATAGTTTGATATGATTGGGCAAAATATCCATTATTACCTCTTTGAAAAGGTAGGGTTACTCCAATAGCTACTCTATCTTGCTCAGGAAGATCTTTAACTAATTTAGGCCCAATAACTATCGCCATTTATTATCTATTTTTATCTTTACTTGCTTTCAAAACCGCTGCACTTCTTGCAATTGCTTTATCCAAAATATCGTTTCCAGTTGTTGGCATAGAAGCTTGGGAAGGGTTTCCTAATCCTACTCTTGCATCACCATATCCAATCATCTCAGGGGTAATCGTTCCCCATTCACCATCAGTTTTACTAAAATTAGGTCTTATTGTAGTTTCATTTAGAATTTGATTTAAGGTTGGATTTTTTGTGTATTGTTTTTGCTCAATCTCCCTATCTTCTTCTAATGCTGCCAAAGCTCTATCAAATGGATTTTCAATTTTTCTTTCGGAAATAGGTTGCTTAACACTTGATTTTTTAAGTTCAGCAAGGATTTCCCTCCTTACTTCTTCTTTAATAATCGAAGTTTGTTTCTTTACTTCCTCTTTCACTACGATTTGAATCGCCTTAAAAAGTTTTTCAGTATTCATATTTCTTTCGTTATGTTAATAAATATTTAGGTCTTTGTTTTTGTGTTATTTAGATATTATTATGCATAATTAGCGAGATTAATATTTGCAGCTTTATAGTATTCGGATAATTTAGGAAGTGCTGCCCCATTTAACTCTTTCCAACCATTAGAAGACCAAAGTGCGTGTTCTAATTTTGCAGTATTTACTATATTACTTGCTCTTTGTAACGGTCTAGCAATTGCAAAAACATCACCTTGAGTACGAGCACTGGTAAGTTTACCATCAGTTATACTAAAAGTGCTTTCTTTAACCGTATTTCCTACGTTTCCACCTATCGCTTTAGCCTGAGTTGATGATAGAGATACTATAATATCACCATGCGAAAATCCACTCCAACTTGATTGTTTCCACTTCTGAGTATTCCCCTGTCTATTAAAAACAACCAAATCTCCTATTTGTACATTAGTTACTGCTGGATCTAATAGTACAAAATTTGAATAACTTTTCAATGCATTTAAGTATTGAGTATGAGCCGCTCTAGCTGGAAAAGGTACATCTGATTTTAACATCACATAACTTATAAAGGCGGCACTCCAAGGTGTATCAGTTATATACGCTGAAAGTGATTCACTTAATGCTATTCCCTCAGTACCACCTCCTTCACCGGTTCCCCCGGCTCCTAAAGCCTCAGTTGTTGCTAAAATGTTATCAGCCGCCAATTGAAGATCTGCAGCTATTTCGGATGGATTAACAATTCCTCTAAATTTTGCAGCCAATCTTGCCAAAGCCGCGTCGTCTGCCACAAACTTTGAAGGATCAATACTACCTAAATCAAGATTACCCGTCATTGAATACCCTGTCCAATTCCCAACTCCAATTCCCACAGCTCCACCTGGAAAAGTAGCAGTTGTTAAAATTAACCCACTCACAAATGATAAGTGTAAATTTGCTAATAAAATAAATTTATCTATAAATCCATCTACATTATTTAATCCTTCATAGGTAAATGGGAATAATATTTGTGGGCCTGGATTAGTAACTATTACCTGCACAACAGGTAAAATATTAGCTACTGCACCTGGAACAGGTATTAATGGTGGAAATAATGGTTGAAGAGTGGCTCCTCCCCAGTATTGAACCAATCCATTTGCAAATGAATCAAATATGGGTAATTGCTGAATTGAGTTTGATTGTTGTAAAAAAGTAAGTTTTAATTGGTTTTCTAATGCTAAAACATTTCCTGATAAAACAGGATTTTTATTCATCAAATCTCCTGCTGGCGGCATTTTTATTACGGCATCATACGCAGTTGCAATAGTATAGGCCAATACCTCAAATGAAGCAGGAGGAGATTCCATTACCAGTTTTACCTGTCTTTTGAATAAATCCCACCCCATACTTGAACCAACACCACCTAGTAAACTAAGAGGTATTTGACCAGGATTATATCCCGTTACACCTCCAACTCCAACTCCAGCGCCTGCTCCGCTACTTGCCGCACCTCCAGCTCCTATCAAAGGAGATGTTAATCCTGTCCCCGCTCCTCCACCTGCATTAGTATTTGCATCAGATGATGTTCCTCCTTGTAAAGCCGATTGTTGTTGTTCTAATAAAACTTTTTGTTTTACTACTCCACCTACATAAGAAAGAGCCCCCCAATGATCAACTCCGGTGGGTGTCTTCGAAGCACCAGTGATAGCTCCACCTCTGGCAGCTCCAGGCCCTGCATAAACATTTGTTACCGGAACACCTCTACTTATTGTATTTAAAATTATTGTTTTTACACCAGTTGACTCGGTATAAGGTTCTACTAAAAATAATTTCGCTTTATCAATAAGCTCACTTCCTACTAATCCTAATGCTCTCTCATTACCTTTACTAAATAAAATTACAGGAACTTTAGGGCTTTTTGCCATTCGTTGTAACACCTGAGCAGGAGTTGTTACATATCTAAGCCCTAACACTTTTTTTTCCGAACCGAAACCTTTTTTAAAAAGTTCAATTTGCTGAATTATATTATAATCACCTGCTCTATCATCTAATCCACCAACTAATATAGCATCATATTCAGGAGTCATTTGATTTTTTTATTTTTTATATCAATTATACAAGATTTATTCATTTACATCTGAATAAATACTTTTGTTGATGTTAGTAATGGAACTTTTTTTGCAATTGCATCTAATTCATTATTTCTCGTTGGGTCAATACCTGAAACTGGCCCCGCTGGAGTAAGCAACCCACCATTTCTAAGATTAATAATTTCAGCTACTAGTTTACCTAAAATTTCAATCAATAAAGTACCATCTACGGCTGGTACTAAGTCAGGATTTCCTTTAGTGCCTAATCTTATCTCACCAGTATTGCCTATATGAAAATTAATTATCTGATTGTGAGCCTGAATATCAATATTTTTATTTCTAGCATTTAGGTTAATACCGTTATCCGCATCTACCGAATATATACCATCGGTAATTACACCGTAGTTACCTTTACTCCAAAAAATAGTTTCATTTTTACGAGATGAAAACACCAATCTATCGGAAGTAATAAAACACTGGTTTCCATCATAAGAAGATGGAAATGCTTCAAATGCATAATCATCTTTTGTTCCTGAAAATAATAATTTAGCATTTTTATCTGGCCTTGTTTTAAAATCAGAACCACCTAAGTCATCTGGAGTTCCAGGAATAAATGGTATTTTATTCTTATCTCCACTGCTCAATAATATCGTAGTCCCATCTCCATTGATATCTTCTTCAATAGCAGTCCCTACGTCTACCGTATCAAATTTAGCCGCTTCTTTATTTCTTATTATTACCGATGGATTAAAATCATTTTTTCCATTGTTATACCCGCTTAATCTTATACTTTGTCCAAATTTTGATTGAATTATGGTATCGCCTTCAAATAACTTTAATCTATGTATTTTTTTATCTTTAAAATATGAACCTAATTTATCGCCTATTGATTTTAATGCATCAATAAAACCCCCACCTGTTTTATAGCTAGTAGGATTAATTACAGTTCCAGTTGCAGCAGTTTTAGGTGGATTTTGGGTTAGACCATTATTTGGGGTTGCATTGAGGTTTAATCTTCTATATGTCGGAACTGAACCGTTGTAAAAAATATCAACAACTTCATTTTCTAATGGTAAATCAACCATTAAATCATTGTAAGGATACGCAATCATACGATTACCCTTATTCTTTCCAACAGTATCTACTTCTATTGTTCCAGGAGAAATAGTTTTTCCATTTGAATCAGTTTCAAAATCAAAATACACTTTTTTTACAATACCCATAACTGCAAAATTATCTTGCGTTAAGGTTTTGTTTTCAAAATGTGGCGTTTGATATTGCCCCTTAAGTTGAAATTCTCCCATTTTATTTTCTTGTTTCTAATTTACTTTGTATCTCTTGTAACTCTAATTCTATATCATCAACTTTATCCTTAGTTTGCTTTTCCATTTCATCTGCAACACTCCTTACCTCATCTAATAATTGAGCTCTTTCGGCTTCAGATAGGAAACCATCATCGGATGGGCCTTTTGATTCTGCTGCGATTATTCTTTGTGCAATAGTAGCTAATCTTAATAATAAATCATCATTTTCTACTGAAAATTTAACTAAGTCTTTTATCACAGGGCCAATCTCTGCAATATCACCCGCATGTCTGATTGATTTTTTGAATTCTTCAATCATATCACCAATTTTTTGTTTTTTTGTTCTTTGGTTAGTGTATATTTCCTGAAATAAATCAGATAATTTTTTTTCACCAAATAAAACAAAATCTGTTGCCTGTTGTTTTCCCATAAAATTAATTTATCAAATATAAATACCTAAAATCACAATATCTAAATATCACTAGCCAAAATGTGTCTAGAATTATCAATTTCTCTTTCTTTTACCTCTAATAACATCCCATTTTTATCTAAATATTCATCGGATAAAATATATTTATATATATTTTCAATATCTAAATTTTTATAATATAGGTATTGGTTATAGTTATGCTCTATTCTTTTTTGAATTTCCTCAGATTTTACAAATTCTTTTATATCAATTGATTTCATTTTAGAAAACTTCTCAATAACATCAACGTATTTTTTTATAGTTAATTCCCTATTAGTAGCATCAATTTTAAAATCAAATAAATCATTAAACAAAACAAACCCCAAATCTTCAATAATTCTTATCTGTTCTTCGGAGGAAATTAATAATAAAAAAGGAATTTTATGACAAAAGTTTCTTAGAGTTTTTTCTGTCAAATGAGAATTAACTCCATCCGCATCCATATCAAAATCAGAAAAAGTTTCTATCGTAAAATTAAAAAATGAATTCTTATAAACTGATTGAAAATTTTTATCTGATTTTACTGATGTGTGATAAAAAACATCAGTATGATCGTGACTTCGTAAAACATCTATGTTACCCTTAATGTTTTCATATAATTCAATATTTCTATCACCATAATGAAAATCCCCATTTGCAGAAACATAAGATTGGTTAAAATTTATTTTTCGATTTAAAACTTCGTTTATTGCCAATGCACGAGGAGTTCTTAATGTATTGTTAATAAAACAAAATTTTAAAAATCTTTCATCAAAATTTATAAATCCAGTATCTAATTGAGATTTTACGATATGATCTGTTATAGATAACCCTTTATGTAAACAATTAAATTTATCTAAAAAATGGTTGGTTGAATGAAAAAATATATTCTTGGATTCTACTCCAGTTTCAATACATGCCTTATAAAAAAATTGAGCACTTCCTAATGATACCGGCTCCGTAAAATTGTAAAAAATTATTTTCTTTTTTCTTAACAATGGTTCTTCTGATATCCTCAAAAAGAAGTTTTTATATGCGGTTGCGGATATATAAAGAAAATCTGCCTCTACATCAGCCTCAACAACTTCAAAAAAATTTTTATTTTTTAAATGAGACCAATTTATAAACTCAACTCTTAAATCATACAAATATAATTTTACCATTTCACATTACTTATAAAATTAAACAATTCATCTGCAATTAATTTATACCCTTTAATGTTTGGATGTTGAGTGCTTCTAGTATCCCAATTATCACCATATTCCCAAAATGAATTATCAGTTCTTTTAATTAACCAATCCCTAAATGTAATGTTCATACAACCCCAATATCTATCTTTATTGATTAAATCAGTTTTATCAAATTCTGGATGAATACCTAAAAACATATCCTCAATTCCATCACATAATATGTAATTTATCTTATAGTGTGCAAAAAATTGTTGAAGAAAAATAATATAATTCTGATTAATTATAGAATAATACAAATCCGTATGCAAATTACTTAACCAAAATTTTTTATAGTCTTCCATAAAAAAATCATAATACCTATTTTCAGTTTGGGTTGATGTAAAGAATCTTTCAGGTGTATCCATTAAATGTTTAGTACTCCAACTTAACCATTCTCCTTTAGGCCCATGAGGCATATAAGGGAGATAATCTCTTAGTGATGAACTCCACATTACAACTACTAAATCATTTTTAGTGGTAATCCCATTTTTTACATCATCTACGATTTGATTAAAAATTTTGTTATTAGGATTACCACTAATCCCATTATTTTCAAATGATAAGTTCAAACTTTGGCCTAAAAATTTAACCCAACTGTTTTCTTTTTGGTATGCCATCTTTTCGTGTTTAGAGAGGGTGTCTTCGATTTCTCTATTACAACCCTCTCCAATAGTCCAACTATCACCGTATGCAACTAATCTTTTCATTTCTTTTTAATAAGATAATTTTGCAAAACCAAAATATCCAGACCGATATCTAAAAATGTTTTAATTGCAGTTTCCGGATTCATAATCATAGTTTGGTCTTTAATATTAAATGATGTATTCAATACAATTGGAAAATCATTTTTCTTCTCCAATGAATCAAGTAATTTATATACTCTTTCACATTGATCTTTTCTCAATGTCTGAATTCTTGCAGTACCATCAATGTGAGTAATTGCAGGAAGTTTAGTTCTGAATTCTTTTCTCACCGATACAATTTGATTCATATACGGTACTTCCTTATCCCATTCGAAATAAAGGTTTTTAGCTTCATCTTTTACTATTGGAGCAAAAGGCCTGAATCCTTCTCTTTTCTTTACAATTTGATTTATCCTATTTTTCATTGTAGGATTTTTTGGGTCAGCAAAAATAGAACGATGACCCAATGCTCTAGCTCCCAACTCCAATCTACCTTCGAACCAAGCAACCACTTTTCCATTTGAAATTTCAGTTGATACCAAATCAATAATTTCTTCATCAGATAGTTTTTTGTATATTAATTTATTATTGTAATTTTTTAGTATTTGCGAAATGTATTCGTTTGAAAATTTAGGGCCTAAGTATGGATTAGTATTATCTAACCTTTTATCTATTTCTCCTCTGTAATATGATATTAAACACGCTCCTATTGAAGAACCAGAATCAGATGGTGAAGATGGTATCCATACATTTTTAAAACCGGTTTTTTTACTAATTTTTCCATTCGCTGTACCGTTGTACGCACAACCTCCACTTAAAACCAAATTATCACATTTTGTTAATTTGTGTAATTGCTTCAATAATCTAAAAAAGTACATCTCATAAATGAATTGTACTGATGCCGCTAAATCCTTATGTTGTTGTGTTAATTCCTCGTTTGGTAATCTTGGTAGTATTCCTAAATGAGATGATAGTTCAGATGTAAACATTACTTCATCACTTTTATCATAATTGAACATTTTCATATTCAATTTATAAATTCCTTTTTTTGATGGATAAATAATATCTCTAAATTTATCAATAAAAGTTTTTGGATTACCATAAGGTGCTAATCCCATAACTTTATATTCACCTTCATTTGGTTTAAATCCTAAAAATGCAGTAAATGTAGAATAAAACATTCCTAATGAATGAGGAAATAAAGTGGTTTCTAATTTTTTCCAATCATTATCTTCTGCTTTTGCTAATACAGTAGTTTCCCATTCACCTACACCATCTACACTTAAAACGGCCGCTTCTTTAAATGGTGAAGTTAAGTAAGAATAACCAATATGGGAATCATGATGAGAATAAAACTTTAATTCCGCATTTGAAAACATCCATTTTAATTTTCTTTTTAATTCCAAGTATTGCCTCACACCTTTTAATGCGAATTTGAATGCATCTTTAATCTGAAAATTTGATAAACAGGTTGTAACGATTCGATGTGTTTTAATTAATGGTTTTTCATAGAAACATACCTCATCAATATCTTCAAAACTAATCTTAGATTCATTCATTATCCAATGAATTGATTTATCTGGAAACGAACTATCATGTTTTATACCACTAAATCTTTCCTCTTCTACTGCTAATAATACCTTACCGTCTTTTACTAAACAAACCGAACTATCGTGGTAAAAGCAACTTATCCCTAAACTAATCATATTAAAAAAATGTATCTTCTTCTATTTCGATATCTCCCGTATTTAAAAATTCTTCTAATATTTTATCCTGATGAACTTTCATTATCGAAATAACTTTTGTTATGTAATGTGTTTTATGCCCCGTCATTTCTCTTATGAGAAGATATAGGCTTTTTTTGTTAAAATTTTCTATGTAATCAACTCTTCTGAATAACTCTAAAATAGCATCAGCAATTTGAATATCTCGTTTTTTATCAAATACCGAATTTAATTTTTTATCCCAATACTCTAACATCATAGTTCTAAACTCAATATGATTACTATCGGTTTCCATTGCAACAGTATCCTCAGCAGGATTCCAACTTTCAGGCATTGCTGAAATTAAATCGTTTTGTTTGTATCTTTTATAATTTGAATTATTTAATAAAATAAAATGGTTTAGTGCCATTCTAGTAAAATAGGAAAATGCTTTACCCTTACCCTCCTGGAACATGTGAATTTTATAAATCATTTGAGATACCACTTCTCTTTTTACATCACCATGCCCATCATCAAAATAAGAAAACTTGTAAGTATTTAAAACATTTTCCGCTAACTTTTCAAAAGCGTATTGTATTCTTTCTTTATAAAGTTGATTTTTGATTCTCTGGTCGGTTGTTTTATTGTATTCAATTATAGCCTGCTCCGTATCCAGAGTAAAATACATTTTATTTTTAGGAGTTCTAGGTTTTCTTTGTTTTGGCATATTAATCTAAAATATTTTCAAATGATTCTATTTCGTCTTTTATCTGTGTAAATACAGTACCAACATCATCATCTTTTTCGAATAATTCGTTACTATCTATTTCTCTTATTGTTTTTAATAATTGTTCATATTTTAGCCTTCTATCTAATATAAAACCTTCATAGTATTCAATCTTTTTAATAACATTAAAAATACCATATACTAATACTAAAATTACCAAAAACAAAAATATTATCAAAAATAATTCCATAATTTATGCTTCCCCAGGTTTTCCAAAATAAGGATAAGATTCCATCATAGATTCGGAGTTTAGTTCCGATTCTCTCTGTCTCCTCTTTTCCTCTATTTTAAATTTTGTATTAATAATATCAATTTTACCGGTCATCATTTCCAATAAATCCTCATTAGCTATGATATTTTTTTCTAAAATAACATCGGTTATAGATGATATTAAAATTTCAGCTTCAATTAATCTTTTGGATAAATTATTAATTGCAATAGATTGATTATCTAAAATTTTTAATAAATTTGTTAAATCTGTTTGTGTTAGTTCCATTTTGATTACATTACAACATATCCTTTATCGATAAATTTCTGAATATGTTTGTATTTTATTTGTTCAATCATTCCATCTGGTGATTTAACCATAATAAGTTGATTTCTCTCATAACTTACTTCCTTTTTAAAAGGTTGGTTTATATTTTTTTCTGCAATTGTTATACCATCTAAAAGGTCTATCATTTGCTGAGCGTAAATACACTCATTTAATCCTTCTTTATTTTCCTGTAAATCTCCTTCAAAAATAACAGTTCCTAAATTATCACATTCAACCTGCAATTTAGATGCTCTATTTACATATCGGTATTTGTTTTGAGTATCGAATTCAGAAACTTCCTGTGAAAGAATTGTTTCACCTGAATAACCAGTTATTTTAGGATTAATTAACAAAATAGGTGTTTCGGAATTAAGGTAGAATGCTCTAAATGATACTCCTAATGATTGAGTTGATGCTGCATATAAATTGTTTCTTTTGCAATGAGATGCTAATTTTTTTCTTAAATTTTCTTCATCACTTTGATTGAATGATGTAGATTCTATTTTTTTTATTTTCATATTTTATTCGAATTATAACAAATGTAATAATAATTTTTAATATTTCAAACTATTCTTTTGTTTTTTTATGAGTAATCCAATAATTTACAGCATTTTGGTCATTAATCCAATTTTTTGTATTATCCCAATCAAATTCAGGTCTCGCGTAATAAGGAAGTTTTCCCTCTTTGTTCATTATTGAACCCGCATAACTAAATTTATCAATTATCCCATCACCATTTGTATCCCACCCATCTACACTTCCATCACCATCAATATCAACTGCCCTCGTTGAAAAATCTTGTGTCAAATTATCTAAATTTATAGATTCATCGACTTTTTTTTTAAATCATCCTCATATCTTTCTTTTGCTTCAATGAGTGCATCAACTGGTTGTTGTGAATTTTCTACTATATTTTGATTTTCTTCAGATTTTGTTGAATTTTTTCCATCATCTCCATAAATTTGATAATTTTTTTCCATTAATTCGGAAATTTTTCGAATTACCCCATCATTTTTGACATTTTTTGTTAAATTTTCTTCTTCTTTTCGGTTTTTTATACCAACCAAGCCATTAAATGCAATAATAAGTGCTACTGCTAACGGATCAAACACAAAAACGATGATAAAAATGAAAAATTTCACTACATTATTAAGTGAAACATTGAAAGCCTCTGCTACAAATCGAAATCCACCAACTTCTCTTTCTAAATCTATATTTTTGTTCTTTATATTGTTAATAGAATCTAATGCAACATTATTCTGAATAGTTAATTCATCTATTCTTTTGGATATTTTTGAGATTTCGCTATCAGCATTACGAACCATTTGAGAAAGACGTGATGTTGAACCATTTCTTTCAACAACTTTAGAAATGTTAGCCTCTTGTGAGTTACGGATGTTTTGTTGATTGGTTAATTGAGTGGTATATCTTTCAATCTCTTTATCGTTTTTATCAATTTGCGTTTGATAAACTGCAATATCTCTCTCAATTTTTTGTAATTCTAAATTTTGCTGTTGAAAAGCATTAGAAAGGTATCCAAAAATACCCGCAGATGTAATTAACATCAGTATTCCAACAGAAATTGTAAGATACCATTTGTTAAATCCATGTATGGAATCCCACATTTGCTTTAAATAAGTGGCAGCAACTAACTTAGCAAGTTCTAATGAACCTGCCATTATCATTACGGATAAAGATGCTCCAGCAAATAATACTCCTAAACCGGTAACTGAAAAATAAGCTGCACAACCTGCTACTAAAATTGCTGAAAATCCTACTAAGATTTTTAACCAATTCATTAATTACCCTAAATCTACTAGGTCGTTGTTTGTGTTTATTAAATTTGCAACTTCTTCTAATAATCTAATTGCTTCTACGTTGTTTGCTGGTCTTGCCCCCTTCATCATATCCAACACGATTCTGATTCTTTGTTTGATTGCATCGTTGTTTTCTTGAATCCTTTGTTTAAATTTTGCCATAAAAATTTGTTTGTTTGTATAAATATATATCAATAAAAAAGGGAAGATAAAAATCTTCCCTTTACAAAGGTAGTAATAAAAATTCAATTAACCAACTTTAAGTGTTAGTTTTTTAGGTTTAGATTCTTCTTTTCTCTCAACGATAAAAGTAAGAATACCATTTTTAATTTCTGCTTTAGCACTTCTTCCATCTAAATCTTTACCTAATGTAATTCTTTCATCGATGTTAGCTACCAATTCAGTAAATGGTGTTTTCTCTTCACCTTTTTTTGCTTTTACTTCTATTTTGTCTTCGTAACAATTAATCTCAATATTTTTAGGGTCATGCCCTAAAACTGATAATGCAATAAATGCTTTATCATCCTTTACCTCAACTGCAAACTTTGAAGGTACATAAGTTTTTGAGTAAGTTTCCCATAAAGGGGTACGGTCTGCGACCATTAATTTGTCAATAAATCTGTCGAAATCTGAATAGAACATAGTTTTAAGTTTTTAAGTTTACCTATATTATTCAATTTATATACCATACCCCTTTTTGTTACAAAATACTGACAATTTTACCATAACTTTGTAACAAATCGGAAAATTTGTCATTATGCTACTAATCCTAATTTAAGTAATCCAAAGTATTCTTCCTTTACACTTTCCCAATAATTTTGACCAGTTTCTTTGGTTTCAGGGAATTTACCTTGCTTATAATCACTAATAAATTTGATTTCTAAGAAACCTAAAAATCTATTAAAATTATCGGCAATTGTTTGGTTGGTATTTAATAAAATTCTAACATCAACCATAATATCTCTCATTACAGTTCCTAAAAACTTTCTATCATCAGATGTTAATCTAGTCATTAAATCTAAAATTGGTTTAATCTGAGATTTATATTCGGTCTCACTTATTCTATATTCACCACTTTTAACTTTTTTCATATCATCAAATGCCAAAGAATTAGTATGACAGAATATATAAATTGGATTTGCTTCTCCCCAACCTTGCTTTTTTGCCATATTCATCGATTCAAGCATCTTACCATAAGTGTAAACCCCACCGTTATCACCTAACATTTCTAAATTACCCTTATGAGATTTGATATAATTTTTTAATTTCCAACCAGCATAAGTAGTATTAGTTGTAATCAACATTTTATGAAGTACATCAATGTCCGCCGATGATACCCAAGGAACATTAATACATGCAATCGGTGGTATATTGTATCCCTTCTCTTTTAAATCTGCGAGAGAGAAATATCTAGTATGACCTTCAAAAATCATATAAGTCATTTCACCTTTATCATTTAATTGATGTGGAACAACATTAATTTGGGTGAAAAACCCATTTTTAATAATAGATGATTTAATAGTTGGGATATTTTTAATATTTAAATCCCTATTGTTCGGATGAGGAACAATGTTTTCAAAAGGAATCGTAAGAGGTTCTGCCATCCTAACAACTTTATCTGGATTTAGGATTACACTTTCATTGATAATAAAGGAATCACATGCTGATTGGCCTTCGAAAACAATAACACCTCTATCTCTTAAATCTTTTACATTTTTAGAGTGTTTTTTAGAACCAGATTCCCATTCACACATTATAACCATTCTAATTTCTAATTGCTGAAGAGTTTCATACAATTTAAGAATTTTGGTTACTTCCGCTGAATTAATAAATGTTTTTGCTTCAATCCAATTACCTTTGTACTGATAATCTGCGATACGGTCTGAAAGACCATCATTAATTGTTTTGAATACAGGTGGTATTCCTGATTCTTCAAATTTTTCCGCGATATACGTTTGCCACTCATCGCCATGTGCGTAACGGGCTTTCATAACTTCGCTGGACAACTGCTCGGCAACAACGCCATTTGTTGATTTTTCCATAAAATTATTATTTGTGTGAATCTTTGATATAGGTGTCCACTTTACCCTTTGTTAAAAAGTATTTTTAAGACCTTGCTGTCTTTCTATTACTGTACTCATGTGGTCAGCCCAATGAAGAATATACTGAATAGTATAACGAAGGTATTTTGAAGTATCGTAAACTTTGTAATATTTTTCATTATCATCATCGTAAACTCCATCTGTAAGTTTAATCCCAAACCATTCTTTGTCAGAATAAGTGATACCATATTGATTTAATGTAAAAAATCCTCTATCTGTAATAGCCATATATGGAATAGCTTCGTTTCTTTTAAAATATTCACCTCTATTCTTTATGTGCCAATCTGAATCGTTAGCTATATAGTGTAATTCACCTTTAGTACCCAATTTACCCAAATCGTGGTGTAATGCAGAGAAAATTAATTCCTCATCAGTAAAATCTACTTCACCTCCACATTCAACAAAAAGATTTTTCATTTTAAGTGAGTTCTTACACACATTAAACACGTGGTCAATATACCCCCCTTCGTATGCATAATGGAAATTCTTATTACCACTAGCAGGTGATAACATTAGGTTAGGCCCTAATTCTTCCATAGAATACATCTTCAGAAGTTTTTCTTTTCTTTCTCCTGTAATGTACTTATCTATTATTCCTAAGAATTTTCGATAGTTACTTTCTAACTCTTCATTTGTGTGCTTATTCATTTCTTTTATTTTTTATGTTTATTAATTCTTGTTAAGTCTATAATATAAAAGGATACCCCAAATATACGAAAAATTTTCCAATTTTCCAACTATTTTTACCAAAACTTTTCAAATTTTTTTTCTTCGTAATTTTCAAACTCAACGGGGATTATAATTTCTTCTTTGTTTTTAAGGTATTTTGCCTTCATTAGCACTTCGTTCTCACATTCAACTATGGTTTTACCTACTCTCAACTCTAACTCTCTATAATTCACTCCTATCCACCCCCAAAACGATTCCCCTCCTATGTATCTGATACCATCTTTTATGTAATCATGAGAATCAGCAAATGCAGTAGCAAAAAAAGGTTTAGTTTGGTTTTTAGTAGTAGACTCTGAGATTTTAGTTAGCGCATCATTTAAGTAAGTTCCTGTTTGTGTATTGGAATCGCTTTTAAGTTGCCCTTCCCATATTACATCTCCATCAAATACTCTCAAATCGATACCTAATAGTTTTTCTTCTTTATCGGTATTAACAACTTTAAGATTCTTAGAACACTTTTCGGCAATTTCCTGTAAAGTAAGGCCTAAAATAGTAGTAAGTGTTCTCTCCAAAGAAAGAATAGGAGAATAATTGCTATACTTTTTATAAAGATTATAATCGTTTGAATATACTTTATCCAACACCTTTTTAACAACCTTTGTCTGTAAATCTTCTAAAATGTATTTCAATGTAAAAGAGTTTCTTTGGTTAAGACAAAATAAAGCATATCTAATTCTTCAACAAAAGTACACATTCCTAATCCACCACTATCAAATAATTCAACAATGTATTCACCCTCATCTAATCCGATATCGTTTGATTCTACATTATACGAAGAAATAAGATACATACAATTTGGGTCAGAATTGTCTTTTGGCAATTTAAGCATCCAAGCATAAACTCCTGGTTCTCCATTCTCATCATCAATTTTTTCAAAACCCAATTTTTTTAAATGGTCTTCTGTTATAGGAGTCAGGTCTATTTGTATTTTTGGTTTCATTAATCTAAAATAATTTTTGTATAAAGAATTTTTTTGGATTCATAGTGGGATGCCTTTACAATCATAGTATCCCCTTTCATTCTACTAATAGGTGATATGATAGTATTAATTTCTCCTTTTGTTCCACTATATGATGCTTTATTAACGGTAGGCACTAATTCATCTTTTGAAGCAATGAGTGGTGGTAATTTTGCAATCGTAAATTGACCTGTAAAATAATTAAGGTATGATTTGGTAATAGTCGCTAATGTATCACCTCTTCGTAGTACCCAATATAAGTTACTTTCCCATTCTATTTTTTCAGGTGGAAAAGGTTCTTTACCATTTACCATTATTCGACCTGTAATTCTATGTGATTGTTGATTGGTATTAGTATCGATTTTAAGATGATAAAATCCATTTCCATCTTTTAATAAAGACCTTCTTCCATCTCTCATTAAAACAGAATCAATACTGAAAGTATATTCTTTAATCGGCTCAAAACTTTCCACATCTTTCTCACACGAAGAAAAAATAATTACTGAAAGAATACCAATTAAAACTTTTTTCATAATAAATGTTTTAATACAGCATCCCAATCTGGAAATGAATCAGTTCCAAAATGAATATGCTCTCCTTTGAAATTTTCTACACCGTTAGCTTTTCTATCATCAATAATGTAATCACCAATTAACATATTTTTCAGGTGAGTGATTGCCATCTTTTTATGAAACAATCTCCCAAAGGTTTCTTCAATCCAAAACCTTTTATCCATCGCTGCCATTGGATTTCCCCACGGAGCTGCGGTCGCGATATACATTTCATACTTACCACTTTCTTCTAATTTCTTTATTGCCTCAACTGCCCCTTTAATAGGTGGAGGGTTTCGGAAAATACCTGGTATATGGTCGTAATGACCTTTATATGATGTTTTTAGAAATTCGTTTTTAGAAATAGTTTCATCAACATGCCCATTGAAATCAACTAGCACGCCATCCATATCAATCCACAATACTTTTTTCATAATTTATAATTTGTAAATATGGTAAGAAAACAAATCACCACAATCATCATCGTAATCATCGTATTCTTCACAATATAATCCATAAGGTTTTAATATTTTATTCAATTCATTTGTTTCAACTCTACTCCAATAATTAAATCGTAAGTAAGGTCTATCACTGGGATATGTATAATTTAACTCAACTTCTTTCGGAGTCCAATTTTTAATCTCATTTAAAATTACTGAAGTTACCATAGTTTTAAAATTTAAAGTTTAAGTTTTATTAAAGATATTCTGGCCCATAAATCCCATAACGAGCAGTACCATCTAAAATGTTTCCTCTCGCATGCTTTGCTGGAGCCTTCCAACTAGCTGGTTTAAGAAGGTCTCCTTTCTTAATGGGTGAACCTTTCAAATCACCATCAACTCTACTGATAAATCCCCAACAAGTAGAACCACTCCAAAAACGAAGGAATTTGTTTCCAACCTCCATAACCAAATCAGGCTCTTTATTCCAATTTAGATTTGAATAATAGGCTCTTCTTTCAGAGTTTACCTTTTCTAAGAATTCGGCAACCTTTGGATTCCCCTTTAAGTAACTAAGGGCTTTTTCGTTCATTGTTCTCATAATTATCATCTTTTATTACATAGTAAAGATAAGATAAATAATTGGATTTTCCAAGCCTTTTGGGAATTATTTTAAAAAAATAACCCATTGAGTTTCAATGGGTTATATAAATTCTAATTCTTTTTTTGAGAAATCATAATCAAAGGTAATCGGTGGATTTATCGCTTCATATCTTAAATTACAAGTACACCCATTAAAAGCATAACCACTCCAATCCCCATATCCAATTGGTAGGTATCCATATCCTTCGTGAATATGGCCTGAAAAGTGTAGATGTGGTTTAACTTCTCTTAGTTTGTGTAATAAATCTGCACACCCTACATTTTCATAAGTGTTCATTGTTTTATCACAATATCCGTAGATAGGAGAGTGGGTAATTACAATATCCGAATCAGTTGGTATTCTATTCCAAATTTGTGCGGAATCGTGCCCTCTATCAACATTAAATCCCCATCCATATCCAAATGAAGGAGAATACGGAGAACCCCAAATCTTTATCCCATCAATTTCAACAAAAGAATTTTCTAAATAAAATACATTAGGGTTAAGACCTGTTTCCAATATGTTTAACAACCACTCTGGTTTACCCTTAACAGGTGGTTCGAAGTATTGTTTTCTATCAAAGTAAACTGATTTATCCCTAAATAATTCTTCACTATCAAATGAAAGATCGTGATTACCCGCAATAAACACTTTGTACATATAGTTATCAATTCCATTAAACCATTTAACGAAATCTTCAACTTCATGCTTTCTACCAATAGATGAAATATCACCACTATGAATAAGCAAATCACCACCTGGTAATTTTCCATTTAATTGCTTGTGTTTGTTGTGAGTATCACTAATATGTGAAATGCGAAAAATCATAACCAAATATACAAAAAATTATAGAATTTTCCTAATTTTTTTTTCGGTATTAGAAAATGTGGCATTGAATAAAAGAGCTATTCGATTTATATCTTCCTTTACAATTGAAACAGAATGTTCGGGATCACTATCATTTTTAAAATTTAAAAATACCATTTTACCATATTCAGGTAAAACCTCTACACCATCTACAACAAAAGACCCTCCATATTCTTTTTTGTAATTTTTATTAAGATATATTAGTATATTAGCTGGTTTAGTGAACTCCTGAGGTACAATTGGTTTACCATCTTGATGAGGTGATAAAAACCCACCTAACTTATACATCGTAGGGAGAGGATCACCTATTTTAGTTTTTTTAATTGAGTCAAAATTTGGAAATTTATTTATAATTAAATCACCATAAATATCATATACTTTTTCTAAGATAAATTCATGGATATTTGGATAGCTTTCCCAACTTAAATCCTGTCCAAATAATGATAATTGAGCATATTGGTGATTTGGGTTTAATGAAATAAATTCATTTATTTTCTTATATGTGGTCACTAAGTTTTGGTAAGAATCAAATTTCATTATATGATGTTCACCATTAAAAAATTCAGTATCAACTCCTCTATAAATTAAATTTTTATAGATTTCTTCATTTTGACAAAGAATATATAATTCATTCAATTCTTCTTTTAGAGATTCATATTGAGTTAAATCAAATTCATAAAAGGGTTTTTCCATAAATAATATATATACTTATAGATATAAGGTTTTATTAATTAGTTTATGAAAAAAGTATTTAAAATAGATTTTGGACAATTCGATTCCGATAAAAAATTAACATCCGAATATTCATTATTTTTTGAAGTTCAATCTCATCCGATTGCAGAATTATGGTACGAAAAGATGTACAACTTACTATCGGATAGCAGTTGGAAATTAGAAACTAGATGGGCGGCATTTAAACTTCCTTCCAGACACCCGAAAATTCTTGTTGAAAAACTAAAAAGATGCGTTGAAACTATTAATAATTCCGATTGGTTTGATTATCATATAATTGAATCGGATAGAATTACAGAAGATTATCCAATGGAAGTTCATAACATAATTCATCACCATTTTGAATTATTAATTGGACAAGTTTGGAAACCATCAGAATATTGGCAGCAAATAATTGAAAAAAAGGATTGGAAATTAGTAGATGCGGTTAGAGGATTGAATGACCTTTCTCATGAAATCGAAGAATGGAATATGGGAGGTGATGCAACTATATGTACTACCTTTATGAACGGATTAGCTCCAATACAAAAGGTTGAATTACCAAAAGAAGCAGATGATTGGTTTACTTTAGCAGGTGCATTTGGTAGAGGATATTTACATTATGCTCAATTAGGAAAGACATGGCAAGAAGTTTGTATTGATGATGATGACCATATTGACCCAACAAACATTTCAGAACACCGATTATTAAGTGGAGAGTTTGATTTACAATTTTCTTTGTTTGATAGAACTCACGAAGGCTTAATTGAAATGTTTAATATGAGAGAAAAATTGGCTAAGTTTGATAGAACGCCAGAAGATAAGAGTCTTAGATTAGGATACTGCCCTATTTTTGATATAAAAAATCAATCAATTCTTACAAACGATGAAAAATTAGAAATAATCGATAATGTGAGAAATCATCCTCAAATCATAAGAATGAATTTAGATGGAGTGGAAAGAC